CTAATTTCTCCTCGAGGTCTTCCATGGATACTTCGGCGAGAGGATCCTCGTCTTCCATCGAACTCCAGTATCCCTTGACCGTGGCGCCAGGTTTGTACCTCTTGCTCGAGACGTGATAGAAACCACCGTCTTCTGTCGAAGCTTCTTCTTCGCCACTCGTCAATACCGACGCTAATGCCGAGTTGATGTCTGCGATCATCCGGCTGCCTGAGGTGTCAACATCGATAATTTTATCGCGAGAAGAATACAACTCGTATCGACGAGTATCATTGTCTGCGTGGACAAAAGACATGCCTTCTAGAGTCTTCTTTACTTCTTTTGTGAACTCTACGAAGACGTAGCATCTCTTCCACTGGCCTGCCGAAAGAGGATCGTCACCGCTATATTCCTCGGCAAGGTGCAATTTCAACGGCGTATCCATCTTAGTGAGAGCTGCTCGTATCTGGTCTTGGAAATAGTTCTTGACGAATTTACCTTTCGGCGGCAAGAAGTTTCCTATGTCGACGTGCTGCATGGGGAATAACTATACCTCCCGGGCGGAGACAAAATCAAAAAACGCTCTCAACCAAAGAGAGACGCCACCTAGATCGAACAGGAAACTCTGCTAAGAGAGAACAGAGACAGACAAGACTAGACAGACAGGACAACACGCTCCCTCCCAATCCAACCCACAGGCTTCCACTCGCTAAACAACTCCAGACTGGATACGGCCGGATACAGCAACCCAACACAACCACACCCCACTTCCTACCACTCCCTACCACAACGTACCACCACCCAACCCCTCAACTCCCCCTCCCTCACACCCTATCACACACGATCCATCGATTCCCCTCCACGGGCACTGACAAGTGGACATCACAGGGGTGATCAAGAGGGGGACCCGGGAGCTTGGGACAAAAAAAGCCCCCTGGGTTCACAATAGGGGGCTGTAAGGCAACGGCTAGTTTAGCGCTTTAAAAAGTTAATTATTCGCCAACGAACTCTTTTTCCGAAAAAAGTGCTGTCGCCCGACATTTTTTTCAGCGTATCGGTGAAGCTGCGTGAGGGGGAGGGGGCACGTATCCTGTCGTCTGTCTTGTTTCTGCTGCTACCGGGGTGTCACCGTGAAGTAGGGTTGTCGTTGTGATGGAGGTGAGGACGATGACCATCAGTCTCTTGGTGGTGCCGGGTGCAACGAGTTGCACAAAAAGAGGGACGTTGCCGGCTGGATGGTGTTGGTTCGTTGGTATGCTCGGTCGTCCCTCCGTGTTAAGTATCTGTCGGGCGTCGTTCACCATTCGTCGTGCCATCTTTGTTCCTTCTCCGACGGAGGGTGGGACGGTGTATCGGGATGTTGTCTCCGCGCGGGGGCCTCGAGGTCAATGATCGTTTGTGATGCCAGCCAGCAGGACGGGATGAGGAGGACCGCGGCGGCGTAGCCCAGTGCCGAGGGATTGGGGGGGAGGAAGCCGTTGTATGCGCCGATGATGGCGAGGGTTGCCGATGCGCCGATCCACACGAGTGGTGCGAGGATCGCGAAGGCGGCGACGTGGTCTGGGCGGAGGAGGTGTCGTCGGCCGGAGACGTAGAGGAACGTGGCGTAGCCCGAGGAGAATCCGACCGCCGCGGCGGCGAGGATGCCGGCGGAGTAGATGAGTGGGGAAATGATGTTCATGTTTCATCGATGGGTGACAGCGAGGTGGATCTTGGGTCGAAGCAGATCCTGTTGACGTAGCACCGGATGGGGAGGAGGACCTCGACGAACTCAGATGGTTCTGGTGATCCATCCGGGGTCAGCGCACGGCCGGAGTCGGTGTGTGTCTGGCCTACGATGATGACCGTGCCGGGTGGGAACTCTCCGATTCCGGTCATCCTTCCCGTGAAGGTGTTGTCCGGTGATGTGAGGTAGCTGAGTCCCCAGGTCTGCACCCCTGTTTCCCTGTGCTTCTGCGGAGGATATGGTAACACGACCCAGGTGGAACCGACCGCGACGGGACGGTGTTTCATCCGCCCGGATTTCGGGAAGATCATCGTCAGCAGCTTGTGAAGGTTCAAGCGATCCTCCGCAGGTGATCAGAGTCGCCGTTGAAGTGGACGCGGTTGATGAAGCAGCGGCGGGGAAGGAGGACCTCGACGTACTCGATGTCGCCGCGGCCCGTGTGTTCGTCGATGAACGTGTCGCCGGCGACGATGATGGCGCCCGGCGGAATCTCCTCGTACTCGACCCCCATCATCCATGCCTGATTGGAGGTGGGACGGGACATGGCACCAACACCCCAGGGTTCGCCGGGCTTGGGCCACTTTCTGGCGGTCGCCCCGACGAAGGGCAGTACGATCCATGCTGATCCTACGGGTACCTTTGACATCGTTTTCCTCGTGTGTCGACCACTCCCTTTTGCGCGATATCGCGCGGGTCAATCGCGTATCGCGGGAAGCGTCACCGCCAGGCACCCGACTTCTGGGGGTTCGGGTCGAGCGAGATCGTGATCTCGTCGGTGGCGAAGTGAAGCTGGCAACCCTGGCCGAGGACCCAGCCACGTTTGATCCGCGAGGGACCAGGCTTGGTGCACTCGCCGTCGGTGAGGATGAGCATGCCGTCCCACCGTCCCCGGTTCTTCGGGTCGTTGGCGAAGCGGGTGGGAGCCTCGAAGTCGGTTCCGCCGCCCCGGACCCGCTTGATGTCAGGGTTGGTACCCTTCTTCCACTCGACCATGTCCTTCTCGGCGACGGTGTAGTCGAAGGGAAGGACCGTGACGGAGACCCGCTTCGTCAGCGATGCAAGTTCGCCGAAGAAGAGGGAGAGCATCGTGTCGGAGACGGAGCCCGACTGGTCGACGGCGATGAGGAGCTTGGCGGTGTAGCCTCGCTTCTTGCCCGGGTGGATGTAGGGGTAACGCTTGTTGATGCGCTTCATCGACGTGGTGGAGTTGCCCCGCTCCAGGCTACCGACGAAGTTGCGGAGGACGTTGCGCCAGTCGACGACTCGGGTCACCGACTTGCGGATCTCCTCGCGGAGGTTGGCCGGGATGTTTCCCCATCCGTTTGCCTGGGCATCGGCCTTCCGCACCGCACGTTCGACTGCCTGGGTGATCTGACCCTTCACCTTCTCGCGAAGTTCCTCTGGGATTTGCTCCCAACCGGAGTGGTCGTCCATCGAGTCCAGCCAGTCCTCGCCACAGGTGCAGGGTGCACCCGAGTCGGCATGGTCGTGACCCTCGCCGTGGTCGCCGCCGGGTTGGTTACCGGATCCCTTCTCATCCCCCGACGTTCCCTTCTGGTCACCCTTCTTTTTTCCGCCTTTGTTGCCACCGTCGGAATTTTCCGAATTATTTTGAGGGTCACCTCCGCTGGGTTGTGGTTGACCTTGTCCCTTGCCGTGGCGGGGGCAGGAGTCCTTCCTCTGTTGTTGGACCTGTTCTGCCTTCTGCTTGAGGCGCTCGAAGTACCACTCGGAAGCCTGGGCGGGCGGGAAGGACTCGATGAGTTGTGCCAGGGGCATGGCATCCTTCTCTTCCTTCGTGAAGTCTCGGTCTCCCGGGGGAACCGGGAAGACGCCGGGGACGAGGCCACCCTTCGGAAGGGTTGCGGACTTGTTCTCGCCGGAGACGATGATCGAGTTGATGGCGAGGTCGGTCGCGATGTTCCACATCTTCGGTGGGGTCTTGCGGCGGTGGCTCAGGTGCTGGAAGACGAGGTGGTAGAACTCGTGGATGAGGACCCCGCGGATCTCGGAGTCGGAGAGACCCGCGAAGAAGTCCGGGTTCCAGAACAGGGTGAGATCGTCGAACTCCTGGTCGTATGCCACACCTGCCGTGGGGAGGTCCTTCGTCGGGACCTTGCGGATGTACCGGGACAGCTCCGCGAAGAACGGCGAGTCCTGGAGGAACGAGATGAGGTGACGGTCCAGTTTGAAGTCGGTGTCGCAGTGGCTGAACATAGATCTATCTTACCTCGTTTCGATTGAACATTGCACCGCCAGGTGCAACTAGTTGCATTCAGTCCTGATCGTCGTCCTGCGTCATCAGGTGGATGAGAGAGAAGATTCCTTCGCGAATGATGCGGGTGACGACCCAGCAGGCGGAGACGATGAGGACCCCGGTGACGCCGATGTCCTTATGGATTGTCCCCCAGATCATTGTTGAAATGAGCAGGGCAGTGAAGGTGACGTTGGAGTAGTGTACGGTGTTTTTCATCCGAGGTCCGCTGGTGAGACGGTGTCGAGTTTGCCGGCTGCTTCTTCGAGGACGTCGGCGAGGAGCTCTGCCTCCTCGATGGCCCTGTGAGCGTCTTCGACCTTCATGTCCATGTAGAGCTTGCTCTCGACGGCGGAGGCGTAGCGCCGGAGGTACTTGCAGGCCGCCGTCAGGTCCTCAAAGGTGAGTCCTAGGTCTTTCATTTTGCACCTCGCTTCGTCCTACGCTTCTCGAGCTTCGCCTTCTTTTCTGCCATGATTTCACCTCGCTCGCGGTTCTTCGAGCCCTTCGGCCGGCCGCGGCGCTTCTGGACGGGCTTGCCGTCGGGGCCGAGCTCGACGGGCTTCTCGGGCACAGGAGCTCCGGTCGGGTTCTTCTTCGGGCGGCCACGCTTGCGTTCACCGATGGAGGGTCCCTTGGCTGCCGCGAGCTTGAAGCGATAGCCGACCTTCATGCCCTCGATGTAGTTGCTGCCGGCGTCCCTGTGGTATACGTCGTCCCAGAGACCGATCCATCCCGATGCTGCATCGATCGACGTGATCGTGTAGGTTCGAGTGTCTAGCCAGGGTCGATGGCTGAGGACGGATGCAACCCGCTCGATGACGATCTTTTCACCAGGACCGGCGAGGAGGACCGGCATTCCCATCTCGTCAGTCGTGACGGCGTCAGGCAGGTGATCGATCATCGGTTTGTTCGCGCCCTTGGAGCTTTCCTCCCTTGCTGCGCGGGTGATCTCGTCGACCTCGTCGTTTGCGATGATTTCGTTGTCGTCGAACATGGTCTTATATTACCTCAGATCGTGAGAGGTTTGCACCGAATCGTGCAACTAGTTGCATCGTTGGTCCCCTGGGTTTGAGGGTCATCGCCCCCAGGGGAAGGAGGAACCTCAGCCGACCGGACCGAAGTTGCCCTTCTCGTACAGGCCGTTCTTCGTGATGCCGAGGACGTATGCCTGGCCGGAGCAGCCGAACCGGTTCTTGGTGATCTCGAAGATTCGCTCACCGTACGTATCCGACTTCTTGTCGTTGTCGATGTACAGCTGACCGCGGACATCGACTGCATGGAGGATGGTTTGCTTGCCGGCGAAATCACCGGACTTCGTCACCTGACCGATGAAGCAGACGATGCCGTGATTGGCCTTGGCCCAGTCGGTGAGCATCTCGGTGCAGCGAACCGGGGTGTTGCTGTTCGTTCCACCATCGGCGTACTTGCCGTCGTCCAGGGTCTGGAGCGAGTCCTGGAGGATGAACACCTGCTTCTTCGGGTTCGCCTTGCGGAGGTGATCCGCATGCTCGAGGAGGTCGGGAACCATCGTGTCCTGCCCGACGACGAAGTTGCCGGCGAGCCCGAGGCGCTCCGAGACCATCTTGGTCTGGTACAGCGATTCCTCACCGGTGTTGTAGAGGCAGATGTGACCGGACTTCGTGATGGCGTCGGCCACCTGAAGCATCATCGTCGTCTTGCCTGCACCCGGGGTGCCGGTCAGCATCATCACCGACGAGGGCACCATACCATCGCCACCAATCGCATTGTCGAACCACTCCAGGCCAACCTTCTTGCGGTCGCGGAGGGCCTTCGGCACCTCGATCTGCGAGAGGCTGGTGCCGTGCTTGAGACCCTTGATGCCGACGTTGAGATTCATCTTGCTCATGCGTTACCTCGGTTTGGGTTGGTGTTGACTACTCTGCTAGTTTACCACTTTCACTGGTGACTTTGCACCAGGAGTGCAACTAGTTGCATCTGGTCCCGCCGGTTTGAGCGTGATCGCCCCGGGGGTTGTCGTTCACTGAACCTGCTCGGGTGGCACGGCGCAGATGTCGTAGAAGGCCTTGCCGCTGTTCAGGTAGTCGAGAGGTTCGTGCTCGAACGCCACGCCATCGCGGAGAAGAGGGTTGCCCTCGACGAGAATGTTACCGGTGCCGTCGTCGTACTGCACGACGAACACGGGCTTCACGTCCTCCACGACGAGGCGGTTCGATCCGAGGGAGGTGAGCTTCCAAGCGTTGGTGATGTTTGCCATGGTGTTACTATATCCTTTCCTGGTTGAACTTTGCACCAAGCAAAGTTTTTTTGGACCCACCGGTTTGAGCGTGATCGCCCCGGCGGGGGAGGTGGCCGTCAGGCCGCCGTGACGGTGGCACCTTCCAGGTACAGGCCGGCCTCGGGCTCGTAGCCGTACAGCTGGTACAGCCGGTCGTGGTACGCCTCGTCGGGCATGAACACCACCCCCGTAAACTCGTCATCGACGATGGTGCCCGTCATGGTGCCCATCTTCGGGATCGACGCGGCCGTGTAGGTGACCCGGGTGCCTAGTGCGAACTGGTTGGTTGCCATGGTTTATATTAACCTTTCCTTGGTGAACATTGCACTTGGTGGGAAAACTTTTTTCGAACCTTTTCCCCACCGCCGTTCCTCAACCTGGAACCATTATAACTTTTCCACCATGAACATTGCACCGCCGGGGGCAAAGAAAAAAACTTTTTCCCGGTGCAAAGTTCACCAGTGAAGTGATAGGATTGGACCATGGACATCAACGGAATCAAGCCCGGATACATCGTCTCCGTCAAGCCCAGCCACCGTGCGGACCTGGGAGGTGACCCGCCGTATGGCACGGTCCTCAACGTGTGGCCGACCGGCAAGGTGCGGGTGTGCTGGGTCAATGCCGGGTGCTGGACCCATGACCTGCGGAGCCCGTACATGAACCGGTTCGAGATCACCGGGGACGTCGGTGGCGCATCTTTTCGCTGACCGCAGTGCAAAGTTCAACCAGGAAAGGGTAGTATAAACCATGCAGTCAATCACGACGAAGTTCATCGGTCCCACCAACCACCGCGCCGCCCGAGTGAAGGCCACCACGGCCGCCGGTCACACCCTCACGGTGTCATATTCCTATGAGGACAGCCACCGGTCTCATGCTCAGGCGGCCCTCCAGTTGGCCCGCAAGTTGGGTTGGGATGGTACCCTGATCGAGGGTGGCACCAAGGACGGCATGGTGTTCGTGTTCGATTCGGGCGCGAAGTACACGATTTGACGAGCCCAGTGCAAAGTTCACAGAAGAAAAGGTATACTAAGACCATGGAACGGAACATCATCAAAGTAGGCGACCTGATCATCCCCTCCGTGTGGGACGGTCTCGGCAAGAACCCCATGCTCGTCCTTGAGGTCCACGCCAAGGACCTCATCCACCCTCTCAAGGTTCGGGGTCAGAACGGCAACATCTGGTGGGCTCGGACCGAGGGTGCGAAGGTGGTCAGCTCGGTGCAAAGTCTCTGATGAATGGGGTATACTAGGACCATGGAAACCAAGTTCAGCTACAGGGCCAAGCTCAGCGTCATCACGAGCATGAGCGACCAGGTGGACAGCCTCAAGGTGCAGTTGGACGCGATGCAGGTCAACGAGCTCCTGGCGGCCGAGCCCGACCTGGCCGCCATCGAGGACCTCCGCAACGTGATCGCCGTCCTCGAGGGCATGCTCGAAGCCCACTACGAGGAGGTCGAGCCGATGGCTTTCTTCGAAAAGAAGCCGGCCTGAGCGGTGCAAAGTTCACCTAGGAAAGGGTATAGTAAGACCATGGCAAACACCGGACGTTACGAAACCGCAGTCCTCAACCTCCTTCCCTCGAGCCCGAAGACCTGGGAGGCCGGGTACGTCGACCTCCTCTCGGCGGCCAGCGAGGTCGATCGCCTCACGGACCGGATCGTCGCGGACTCCAAGTCGATGGCCAGGAAGTTCGAGTCCTACGCGGCCGAGATCGCCGCTCGCAACGAGGGTTGGGATCCGACCGGGTACTCCACCCTCCGTGACATCGCGACGAACACGGCGAAGCTGGAGGTCGAGCGACGTCAAGTCCATTCTCTCGTAAGAATCTTCTTCGGCAAGGATGCCGCCAAGGCCTTTGCTGTGGCCCTCCTCGATGCGGCCAAGGATGCAGCATGAGCCTGGAACAATTCCTCAAGTTGGCCCTCGAGCCACAACGCGGGGTACGTAAAGGCCAACACTTCGCCAATACGCTCGCCCGGCATCGGTACGAACTTTTCGAGAAGCTGCGGGAAGAAGGGTTGGATCCGTATTACGTGGACGGACTCCCCTGGGCTGTCATCGAATTTGTCAAGAACAACTGGGAGGAAGGAAACTGAGCATGGACAACGACCACATCAACGACCTGATCACTCGGCTCCGGCAGTCCTCGACGCCGATGCACCTGCGTGAGGAGGCCATCGCGACGATCAAGTGGCTCCGCAACGCCCTAGAGGAGGTCCACATCTCTGCGAAGCAGAACCGTGATCGATCCGCCGAGCACATCTCGGGCATCGCTCTGGGCAAGCCCGGATACAGGGCAGGGGACATGGCAGTCTGATGGAACTCCCGGGAAACCTCGATTCTCAAGCAGTCCAGGGAGCTCTGCTCCTCGTCGTTCTCGGACTTCTGGCGATCTTTATCATGCTCGTTTAAGTTCATCAACGAAAAAAAGTTTTAGCGAGCAGTGTAAAGTTCAGCAAAGATAGTTTACAATTAGGATAACAACGCGGTATACCGCATAACCACGGAAAAGGAAAGAACAACATGGAAATTCAGGAGAACAACCTCAACAACAAGCTCTCGGCGATCGACAAGGCCCTCGCGGCCGCAAAGGCTCGAAAGGCAGCGAAGGAGGGTACGTCATCTATCATTGACGTCGAATCACCATCACAGCCTGTCAAGGCTCAGAAGGTCAAGCTCTCCGATGAGGAGAAGGCTCAGAAGGTGGCGGATCGTGCCGCGAAGCAAGCGCAGCTGAAGGTGGAGCGTGAGGCTCGAAAGGCCGCAAAGCAGGCGGAAAAGTCATCAGGAAAGCCTGCCCACATGAAGAAGATCGACCGAGCTGCCGGCAAGCTTCCGTCTCTGACCGCATCAGCCCAGCTCCTCTTCAACGAGGCAACGACGAACTTCTCATCGGAGCAGATCGCCGCAATCTCACTCCATCTTCAACACTTCAACCGTGTCAAGGCAACGGAGCGTGCCCTGGGTCAGAAGCTGGCCACTGGCATGAACGTCAGGATCGTCTCGGGTGACCCTCGGTTCATCGGAATGACCGGAACTGTCGCCAAGGCACAGCGGATTCGCTGCTACGTCACGATCCCAGGTGTGAAGAAGGACGTATACTGCTTCACGTCGGATGTCGAGGTCACAGAGGCCTCAGTTTCGGCCACGGGCACCGAGGGGTGACAGGCTGATGGTCTACCAAGGGGCAATGTCCCAATTGCCCTAGAATCACCTCGTAGTTCAGTGGATAGAACGCGGGTTTCCTAAACCCGATGTCACAGGTTCAAATCCTGTCGGGGTGGCGAATTCAGTGCAAAGTCTCTTCACCGTGAGGTAAGATAAGACCATGAAGCTGTCACCCAAAGGTCAGGTTACCCTGCTGGCACACACGCTCTATCCCGGACGTGAGGTCATCATCCTCGGTCACCGTCCCCGGCCCCGGGGAGGGAAGAAGCGCCCCTTCACGGTCCAACTCATCATGGACGGCAAGATCTTCATGACAGCCCAGGAACGTGACCCCCGAACCGCCTACAAGACCCTCCAGATCAACCTCAGCAAAGGAAGCATCCTGTGACCAAAGACAAGCAGATCAGCGCCTACAACCGTCTCCAGGGAACCATGGCAATCATCGACGAAATGATCCGGCTGTACGACGCTCCGGCTCCCGTGCTCGCCGAGCTCCTGATGGCCTACCAGGCCCTGAAGATGGCCCAGAACAACCTGGGCTGGGATCCCGGCGAAAAAGTCGCCTGACGGTGCAAAGCGGAACTCGAACAGGGTAAGATAAGAAAGTCAAAGGAAACACAACATGACCACGATGCAAGTCCGTACGTTCCTCAAGGTTGCTCCTCTCCTCCCCGGTGAGACCTCGGTCCTCCTGCGCGGTGCTCACGGCATCGGCAAGAGCCAGGTCGTCCGCCAGGTGGCCAAGCACTTCGGCCTCACGGTCATCGACCGCCGGCTCAGCCAGATGAGTGAGGGTGACATGATCGGCCTCCCGTCCACGGACGGTGAGGTCACCCGGTTCAATCCACCGGACTGGTACAAGCAGGCGTGTAGCAAGCCCGTCTGTCTCTTCCTGGACGAGCTCAACCGCGCGACCCCCGAGGTCATGCAGGCAGCGTTCCAGGTCGTCCTCGATCGCGAGCTCAACGGTTGGAAGCTCCACAAGGACACCCGGGTCTTCGCAGCCATCAACACCGGTGGCTCCTACACCGTCAACGAGATGGACCCGGCCCTCCTCGATCGTTTCTGGGCGATCGATCTGACCCCGGACGTCGAAGACTGGCTGGCATGGGCCAAGGAATCGGGACGGGTTCACGAGAACGTGGTCACCTTCATCGCCGGCAACGAGAAGTGGCTCGACCCGCCGAAGAACGGCGATCCCGGTGCGGTCTCCCCCAGCCGTCGGTCATGGGAGCGTCTCAGCAACGCTCTGAACATCGCCGGTGTGGCCGAGACGCCGGATGATCCGGTGTTCTATTCGCTCTGTCTCGGGTACGTCGGCACCGAGGCCACCATCGCCTTCCACGGCTACGTGAAGACGATCGATGCTCAGGTCACCGGTGAAGAGATCCTCAACGATTATCCGAAGGTCAAGGCGAAGATCGCCCGCCTTGGGCAGGAGAAGCTCAACGTCGCGATCGAGAAGTTGGCCGACTACATCACGAAGAACGTGACGACCGTCGACGACAGCCAGGGACAGAACCTGAAGGATTTCATGGAGAACCTTCCCGCAGAACTCCGGGTTGCGGCCTGGTCGAAGTTCACCGCTCACGGTGTCGACAAGTTGGCTCTGACGAAGAGCATTCACAAGTGGTGTGTCGGTTCGATCCTCGACGCCCTCAGCGTTCCGAAGGCAGACATCGACAAGGTCGAACAGACGACAATGGCCAAGAAGAAGGCCGCGAAGAAGTGAGGCGGCGAGGTGTCGGGATTCGATCCGCTGAGGTGGGAGAAGCGGGTTAGGTCCCGCCACCACAAGAGGACAAAGGTTGCGCCGCCCGAAAGGCGGCGCGACGAAGATCGACGACTGGCTGATGACCTCCGTTTCATCAAGGGAATTGAGGAGGTCGTCAGCTGGTGTTCTTTTCGTAGAATCAGTGTTGAATTCTACAAAGGTTGCGGAGGCACGTACGATTCCAGCGATCGCACGATTCGCATCAACTCAAGGCAATCAATAGAGAAACAATTGTACGTGCTCTTGCACGAGTGTGGTCACCTTCTCATCGACGATCGGTCGGAAACAACAGGTTTTCGTTTTCGTCATGGTTATCATGCGCCAGATAGCGAGATTCGGCGAAGGTTCATCTACAAATGTACCATCGTTGAGGAAGAACTCGAGGCCTGGCACAGGGGACGCAAGCTCGCTGGCAAGCTTGGAATCAAAATCAATGATGACGTTTTTTCTACGCTAAAGGCAACGTTCATCAAGTCATACATGAAGTGGGCTCTAGGTGATCCAGACTACAGGGCCAATGGCCCACGTTGACCCAGGAATAATTCCCATAATTAAGAGGATAAAACACTCATCGAATATTCTACGATTTGTTCGTGATACCTACATATCTACATGAGCAGTCGTAGCAAGAAGAAGAAGAGGCTGCGTAGTTTAACCCACAAGGTTGAGCATCTCAGGCTTGAAGTTGAGGACCGAGACGAGACGGTAAAGGAATATGAATCAGAGTTCATGAAGGTATTGGCTGACGTGACAGATGGTTCAATTTCTCAATCTGATCCAACACCACCTCCACAACAGATTAACGTTGGCGAGCCTTCGGGTGAATCGATAGTAAGTGGAAAGAAAACAGAAGAGCTTCCTGATGACATCAAGAAGGTCTGGAAAACGATTGCCTTGATGACACATCCTGATCGGACAAAGAACGACCCGGAGATGACAGAGCTTTATCTTGCCGCCGCTCGTGCTGCCGAAGAAGGTTCAGTGGATGAGATCCTTAGGATTGCTGCTGAGCTGAACATAGATGTCCCTGATGAATCACCGGTCATTGAGGCAAAGCTGGAATCACTTGCAGGAGAACTCGAGGAAAAGCTAAAGAACCTCGAGGGATCTGTCCTGTGGCAGTGGGGTAGATCCACACCTGAGGTCCGTGAGCGCATCATGGACATGTTCATCAAGATGAAGGGTATGAAAAAAAAGATACCGGCAGTGTAAAGTTCACATCCCATTTGGTATGATATGGTTATAGGCCATGGGACTGAAGAAGAAGAAGGTCACCTGGAACGCGGGACAGGTATCAGAAAAGATCACCACATCCCGCCGACGATTGCCTCCTTATTCCCCCGAGCCCGATGTCAAAGACCCTGACCTGAGGGAATCGTGGAGAACCATTGAAGTGGGTCAGGCTCTGATCATTCTCACGGAGTCATTCTCTCAACCAGGAAGCAACCTGTTTCCACACCCGATTGTGTATCCAAACCCAGGTGGTTGGAGCAACGAGAATCAATTCCTTCCAGGACACTTGGCGATCTACCTTGGTCAGACACACGTTCCTATGATGGGTTCGAAGAACAGGATCATCTCAAAACCCTATCACACGGTGTTCTTCAACGGTGCAAAATACCTGGTCCACGATCCAAACACGATGAAACCCATCACGGAGTGAAAAAACATGCAAGCCGAGCTAGAAAAGACAATCATGGATGAACTGGCGATCCTGTCACCCAAGCGAAACTTCGACGATTCGGTGGGTGAAAAGGTCCTGCAAGTGAAGCACGATTCCCAATGGATCGAGGTCACAACCGAGGTGTTCAGGTCGTGGACAGGCCTGCGTAGGATCAACGGTGAGGACCATCATGGACCTATCTACGGGTTCGGTACCCTCGACGATTCTGTCCCATACGCGGGATCAAGGGCTTGTGGTTGCAACAGGTGCCAGCACCACGTGGAGCCAAGGTTCAAGATGAATTGATCTTGTGATACAAGACCCCCGGAGAGGGTGATAATATCTTCATCATGCCCATGTGGTGAAATTGGTAAACACATTCGACTCAAAATCGAACGGCTTCGGCTTTGCCGGTTCGAGTCCGGCCTTGGGCACTGATAATTGATACGCCCGGATGGTGAAATAGGTAACCACATTCGACTTAAAATCGAACGACGAAAGTCTTGCCGGTTCGAGTCCGGCTCTGGGCACTCTCTGAAAACTTGCATCCGTCGCCTAATGGATAAGGTCGCAGTCTTCTAAACTGTCTTATGTAGGTTCGAATCCTACCGGATGCGCTAAATTCTTGGATACAATCCAGGCATTTGAAATACAATATAAAAGTTGACAACATAACTTTGCGGGGGTAACTCAATGGTAGAGTCCCAGTTTTCCAAACTGATTGTTGCGGGTTCGAGTCCCGTCCCCCGCTCCATGGAGAGATGTCCGAGTGGCTTAAGGAGCAACATTGGAAATGTTGTGTGCTATAAAAGGCACCCAGGGTTCGAATCCCTGTCTCTCCGCGAAGAAGGAGGAATGGCCGAGTGGCTTAAGGCACACGCTTGCTAAGCGTGCGTGGGATAAAACCCACCAAAGGTTCGAATCCTTTTTCCTCCGCTGGGGTGTGGTGTAATGGCAACACGCCAGACTTTGAATCTGTCCGATGTAGGTTCGAATCCTGCCGCCCCAACAAAGTTTACTAAGTTCGAATTTTGCATATAGTTATATAGCATGAAGTGCGAATTTAGTAATTGTAACGTTGATCACGATAAATCATTTGGTTCTGGTAGATTTTGTTCTTTGAAATGTTCGAGGGCTTTTTCTACTGCAGAAAAAAGAAAACAGATTAATGAAAAAGTTTCTAAAACTTTAAGTAGAAACAAAAAAACATTAGCTGATTTAGTTTATTCCGGTAGTATAACAAAAGAAATATTCGAAGCATCATGTAAGAATTCTAAAAGATGGTCAGAAGTCTTTAGGGACCTTAACGTTCAAAAAAGTGGAACTTCTTACGAATTTGCTCAACGTTGTATCAAAGAATGGAATATCGATGTTGCCCATTTCGCAAAGCCTTTTAATCCGCTAGATCGTCTAACGATCAGACCTAATCAACCAAAAGGTAGACTACGAGATTACCTCATAAAAATTGGTCGTGAGTACAAATGTGAAGAATGTGGATTGATGGACATATGGAACAACAAGAAGATAACACTTCAAGTTGACCATGTCAATGGGACTAACTACGATCACCGTCCAGAAAATCTTCGTTTCCTATGTCCGAATTGTCACTCACAGACTGATACATTTTGCTGGAAAAATGCTAAAAAGTAGATAAATTTTGGTCCCGTCGTCTAAAGGTCAGGACACGGCGCTTTCAATGCCGTTATTGGAGTTCAAGTCTCCACGGGATCGCCAATCGGTGCAAACCGATCTTTGCTTGATGTATTATAAACTATGAACAACGTTATCTCCCTTGCGGACAGGACCGAGACCTGGACGGTGTCTTACGTGCAAGGTGACTTCAAGGCTCATGTATCTTCCAGGGGTCGGATCAAGCTCATGATGGGAGACAACGTCGTCACGATGGACACGTTGGAGTCAGTGGACTTCATGGGCCGGGTGTCCAAGGCCTTTGAGGACGAGTTCAACGTCCTGTTCACCGATGCAACCCGTTGCACTACTTGAGTATCCAATTCGAATGAGGTGATATATAATCCATCAATGCGGTGGATACTTCTCATCACCTTGACTGGTTGCACCTGGGACTTACCCAAAGCACAACCAAGACACGTAAAGAAGGAGCAGTGCATCAAGATCGTCAACGGCAGGTACATGTACATCGACGATTGCAAGTACTGGGGGCACATCCCCTCCTCAGACGCAGACACAACTTTGCCACCTTAGCTCAGTCAGTAGAGCAGGACCCTTGTAAAGTCCCGGTCGCTGGTGCAATTCCGGCAGGTGGCTCCATATATAGTAACGTTAGGGCCGGTAAGCTAATGGGAAACTGTCGCCTTTGCACGGCGATCTTGTCAGTTCGATTCTGACTCGGTCCACTAAATTTTGGCACTCAACCAAATGAGCTAATACTTATATCCATGAAAGAATGGATTTGCGATTTTTGTGGAAAGGTTTTTCAATGTTCTAGAAAAATGAGAGGACATAAATCATCTCATACTAGACGCCCTAGAGGACCTTCAAAAGAAACGCTAGCAGGTACTTCGGTTACCGCAAAACGTAGATTAGCAGCACAACAAACAACATCACACGAATGTAAGTGGTGCGGAAAATCATTTAAGTTTGGACATCAACTAGGGGGACATATAGCCTGCTGCAAATTAAACCCTAATTGCGAAAAAAATCTTGCAATCATTCAAGCAGCAAATTCATTAAGAAAAATACCTCTTGAAAAAAGAAAAAAAGACACGCTTTATCACTATAGAATGTGTTGCGTATTTAAGTTTAATCTCGCAGATTATCCAGAAGAATTTGATTTCTCATTGATAGAAGAGCATGGGTGGTATTCTGCGAAGAATCGTGGTAACAATCTTAACGGAGTTTCTCGTGATCACATAGTTTCCGTAAAATATGGTTACCAAAATAACATTGATCCAAACATAATTTCTCATCCTGCAAATTGTCGATTAATGCTACATGGGTCAAACGTGTCTAAAGGCGAAAAATGTGGAATGACAGTTGAACAACTTAAAGAAAAAATTAGACAATGGGATGAAAAATATTTAGGTCAGTAGCTCAGTTGGTTAGAGCACCACCCTGATAAGGTGGGGGTCGGCAGTTCGACTCTGCCCTGACCTACAAGGTTCGTCTCAACAACAAAGGAAACATGGAAAAGAAGAAGAAGCGTGCAGCGTCTGGGGACTTCGTCACTCGCGACAATGCAGAAGGTTCATGGATGGTGACGGGCATCGTATTCAATTACGAACTGAACAAGCATCAGGCTCGGGTCATCAAGGTCGGCAATCCCGACACTGTCAACTTCGTGGAGCCCGAGACGCTGACGGTGATCGAAAAGAAGTTCTGAAAAAAGAACCGGCCGTTTACTGGTTCGAATTGTTGTATATATTTATATACATGAATTGTGAATGCTGTGAACAACAACACGATGGAAAGTACGGATCTGGTAGATTTTGCTCCAAGACTTGTTCGAGGAGATTTTCTACAAAATCAAAAAGAAAAGAGATCAACGAGAAGATAAAGAAATCCTTGAGCGGAAAAGATCTATGGAGAAATAGACCAAGATTAATTCTCGAAGAAAAATTCTGCGCTTATTGTAAAGCCTCTTTTTCAACAAAAAAGAAACATCAAAAGTTTTGTACGCATAATTGCGCAATTAAATCGCAACATGAAGATCCAGAGACCATAGAAAAATGGCGGTCTTCTAGGTTAAAAGAAATTGAAAAAGGCAATATTGGGTATGGAATCAAAGCAGAATATAACGGAATTAGATGCGATTCAGCGTTAGAATACGCTTTTCTTAAATGGTATCTAGGTCAATACCCTAACGCAAAAATAAAAAGATTCAAAGGATATCTGGAAGGCGAAGGCATCAAGTACCAACCAGACTTTATCATCGACGATAAAATCATTGTTGAAGTTAAGTACACCTCTCCGTACATCGGTGATAAACTTTCAGAGAAATGGAAGACATACGTTTCGACTCAGGAAGCAAAGAAGAAGCTACTGTCTAATCAAGAACACCTCTGGATAACTGAAAAAGATATTGGATATAAATTCTATAGAGAATGTCTTAAAGAAATAAAAGCTTCAAAAGTTGTGTAAAGTCTTAGATTGATATGGTAATATAAAAACAAATGGGGTCGTCGTCTAGCGGCTTGACACCTGACTTTTAATCAGTTCTAAACGTGGGTTCGAATCCCACCGGCCCCACAAAAACAAAATTCACTGGAGGATATCATGCGAGACTGCGTTTCATGTGGTGCACCCTTCGACCCAAACTCGCTCGCCAAGCGCCGAGCCGGCGGACGGATCAATACTTGCCCCGATTGCAGCGATGAACCCGCTGTCAAGTACCTTGGTCTGTCCGCCGGCGACGGCAAGCAGGCCGGCGTCACCATCCTCAAGTTCGACTCTCACGAGGATCGCGAGGAATACCGCCAGGCCTGGTGGGTCAACTCCGGCATGATGGTCGGCAAGTCCTGCCAACTCGGCTACCAGAAGCGGACCCCCAACGTCCGGTTCCAGACGGTGACCCAGTCCACGGCCACGAACCACAAGGGCCGCGCATGAGCCGATTCAAGACAGGTGAGCTCCTGACGCTCAAGGAGCACCTCTTCGGAACGTCCGTCTGGGCGGGCAACCTCGAGGACATCGTGGACTCGCTGGACAGCACCGAAGTGGTCACGGTGGTGCGGGCCGATGATGACTACGGTTGGACATCCATCCTCACCCAGCGCGGAAAGGTTGGATTTGTGCACCGTAACAATCTCGCTCATTCGGTGCAAAGTCGTTCCGGTACAGTATAGGATAAGACCATGAGCAAGACGACCCGAAACGGCCTCGTGCAGGCCATGAACAAGCGACACACGGCGTCTCGCCCGCACAAGGACCGGCGGGAGAAGCGTGCCACGAACCCCAAGCGGTCCTGGAAGGAGGAGCTTCGATGAGCAAGGTGAAGGGAGCAACACATACGAGGTGGAGCCACCACGACACGATGGTGGTCAACCTGAAGGACTGGGTGAAGCGGGAGATCGAGACGCTGAGGAACGACATCTCGGCGGAGGCACCGAAGCTCAGCCCGTCGACGTCAAAGCTCCTCAAGTCAGCCGAGGACATGAACACCCAACTCTTCGACCTGATCCGGTCGGTCGTCGACGTCGCCGAGGCGGAGGCAAAGAAAAAGAAGCCAAAGGAGGAGCTCGTCGAGGCACCTGATGAAGTCTTCGACGGTTGAGGCGATCGCATTCGTGGTCGGGATGATCGGAGGAGGTCTAGCTGCCAGACCCTTCGTGAAGTCGCAGTCGACAAAGCCAGGCTGGGTCCTCGAGCTGGAAGAACGGATCAAGAAGCAGGCAGAAGACCACGACGCTCGGTGGGGTCGCACTCACCCTCCTACGGCGGAGTAAACTTCGAGCAAAAGGATATAGGATAGAGACATGGACATCAAAACCGCAACACCATTCATCTTCGTGCTTCTGACGGGCTGTGCATATCGTTACGGCGCCGGCTACTTCATCGGTCCAGAAAAGAAGCAACCTGAGCCCGAGGACTACCCGATGGCGCTGCCCACCGCGGTACCTGTGGCGTCGAGCGCTCCAAAGGATCCCTGTGTCGAGGAGGGCGTGAAGACCACGACTCTCGAGGTGACCAACCAGCTCGACAGCAAGAACCAGACGATCAAGACCACGGCGGTGACAGAGACCCATACAACACCACCGACGCCGTGCCCCTGAGTGCAACTCGTTGCACAGTGTAAAGTCCACCATGAACATGGTACACTGGATCCATGGACTTCATCGAGCGTGAGGCGGGAACCTGGTTCTGGTACATCCGGACCCAGGAGGAGTTGGACCAGATGGCCGCGAGGGATCGAGAGTCTGGGAATGTCCTCGACGACGCCGGTGAGCCACGTCTTTATGCCAAGGTTGGGTCCAAGATGTTCAAGGAGGCCACCATCGTGGCGGTGACCCGGCGGAGGAAGGTGCCGTGGCCTCACTGGACCCGGAAGCCGAAGCACCTCGTCGAGGGTCTGGCCACTGTGGGTGGGGTTCCCCGGCTCGTGTTGATCACCGATCCACCGTGGGTGCAAAGTTTGACTGAGAAGTGATAGGATTGGACCATGGCAAAGCGGTGGTACGTCCTCGTCGATTCGGGTGAGTGTGTCTTTGTCTCGTCCCGCGCGGTGGCGATCCGGAGGCTCCAGGCCAGCAACCCATGGACGGTGGTCAACGAGACCAATGTGATGACCGAGCCTCGGGCCTACCGGTGGCTCGCGTCGGTGCAAAGTTCCCCAGCGAAGTGATATACTAGAACCATGGAAGCCAACCAGTCCGAAGTCGAGAAGCTAAATTTGAGCCACCTGTCGGTCGAGTTTCGAAAGCAACTCCTGGACGCCATGACGGAATCTCTCCGAACCGCCACCGACCCGGGTGACATCAAGGTCCTCGAGATTGGCATCGAGAACTTGAAAAAGTCTCTCGACTGAGTGCAAAGTTCTACAGTGAAGTGATAGGATTGGACCATGGCAAACAAACCTGAGTTTGATGAGGTCGACCTCAACCGGTTGTATGCGGCCCTGGAGTACCAACTGAACTTTGCCGGCCCTCCTCGAGCTGAAGTCCGGGCTCTCATGGAACTTCGGGACCGAATCGGAGAGATGTTGGACGGGGAAGAGGAACCTGTTGGGAACTTCTTTTCCTCCCGTCACGGTGACTGGTGAATGCAAAGTCGTCCACGAACAGGATAGGATAAGACCATGAAGAACGAAGCCGTCTACGAGATCGCCTACGTCACCCCCTCGGGGAAGCACGGCCGGAAGCAGGTCCCCCAGTCCCGAATCCCCAAGGTCTGCATGGACCTCCAGAGCCGAGGTTACCACCAGATCCGGGTCTCGTTCTACCCGCTCATCCCGGGGGTCGACCCGGCCGGCTGAGAAAAAAGCTCGAATCCGGTGCAAAGTCGCTGACGAACGGGGTATATTAAGACCATGCCGATCACCAAGACGAACTACACGAACAGCTACAACATCTCGTCCGTGGACACGCTCTTCGCGGACCGCGTCGTCCGGATCGAGCAGGTCTCCGAGGTCCGCAACTGGTCGGACACCCTCGACTACACGGACATGCGGGGTGTCACCGCCACCTACGCGCTGGTGTGGCTCGGTACCCACGGCGTCCCGCCCGCGGTGCGTCATACTCGACCCATGGCCTACCCGACTCCCTGTTCCTGGGACAAGCCCCGGGACCTCGAGTTCTTCGAGCAGTTCGCCTGGGTCGACTGCACCAACATGTTCACGGACCGCAACGGGTACGCCCTCCAGGCCACCGTGGACGGCGAGTACGGGATGTTCGGCGAGCCCCTGATGTGGGCCAACCTCATCGCCTGGGAGTCCCACCACAAGGCGGTGGCGGAGAAGCGGGCCGAGGAGCTCCGCATTGAGCGGGAAGCTCGTGCCGCTGCAGAGGCCGCTGTCGCCGCAAAGAAGGCGGCCGCCAAGGTCAAGCGTGATGCCAAGGAAGCTGCGGAACGATCGACTTCCGAGAAGCTCCTGGCGCGGATCCCGGCCAAGGGCACCACGGTCACGGTCGAGGGCTTCACCGGCAAGGTGTTCTGGGTGGGCGTCTCGAAGTATCGCGGCAAGTTCAACGCTCGGGCGGGCGTGAAGAACGCCAAGGGCGAGGTGCTCTGGGTCCCGGCCGAATCTTTCTGACCGGGTGACGGTGTACAGTCGATCCTCGATAGTGTAGGATCAACAAACATTCCGGGGTAGCTCAGTGGTAGAGCGGTGCACTGTTAATGCACTGGTCGTACGTTCGATCCGTACCCCCGGAGCCAGTGAAACATCCGACCTTGGACCTGCACGGCGTCAGCCATGAAGACGTACCCGATCTGGTTCACCAGTTCATCAACTCAAACTGGGTGCCGTCTGTAGAACTTCACATCGTGACCGGTCATTCAAAGAGGATGAAAGGAATTGTCCTCGAGGTGCTCGAGCTCTACGACGTTGATGTCTCGATCGGTGGACCGACGAACCAGGGATACATCAGGGTCTTGACGTAGGTCGGTGCAAACTTGACACCCAATATGGTAACCTGGTTGTAGGTGCAACCCGTTGCACTGTGGACAAAAGGAGTGATGGATGCTACCCTATGGTCTTCAATTCGGTGTCTTCGTGATTACGATGGTGATCACGATCAAGTTCGGGTTCCTGTATGGCGTTGGGGCCTACGTCCTCTATCGTCTTTTCCTCAAAGATTGAGTGCAAAGTCTTTGACGAACAAGGTATACTAAGACCATGGCAACCCGCTGCTTCATCGGAATCCAAGACTCCAACGGTACCGTCCGTGGCATCTACTGCCACTCCGACGGGTACTACGACTACACCGGCGTACGCCTCGAGGCCCACTACACCGACCCGGCCAAGATCGAGGCCCTGCTTGCTCTCGGTGACATCTCCATCCTCGGAGACGAGATCGGTGAGAAGCACGACTTCAACGACCACGAGACCCACCGGGACTGGACCAAGGCCTACCACCGTGACCGAGGAGAAGCCCTCAGCCCTAACCACGTGTACGATAGCCTCGAGGGCCTGGAACAGAACGTCCTCGAGGACCTCGGCGCCGAGTACGCCTACGTTTGGACGGGTGACCGGTGGTGGATGATCAAGCTCTGAGCGGTGCAAAGTTCACCTAGGAAAGGGTATAGTAAGACCATGAGCAACGGACAGTTCAGCAGCATCAAGCCCAGCGACCTCCTCAAGTCCCGCAACCGCGACTTCGTCGCGAAGGTGGCGACCCTCTGGGACCGCCACGTGGCCCCGGAGGCGGACTACATGGAACGCAGCAACGTCATCCTCGAGGACACGGGCCACTGGCTCAAGCAGGGCGCGTGGACGGACGAGACGGGTTACTTCATCCGGCTTCGGCTCCATCCCTTGACGATGCACCAGGCGCGATCGCGGGAGGCCGCGAAGAAGGTGGTCCAGGGCTTCATCGACCTGTTCCCCGGCGAGAAGGAGGTCTTCAAGGAGGGTCACCTCGCCCTCGAGGACGGCACCACGGACACGGTCACGGTGGTGGTCCGGACGGCCACCAACATGATCGGCGACTGACCCAGGATGGGCCCTCGAGGGCACCGGAATAATTGGGGTGGGGTAACTAAGGCCTCACCTTTCAAAGTGATTCTGGTGCCCTCGAGTGGGCCGGAGAAAAGATCACCTGGCGGTGCAAAGTTACCGATGAACGGTGTAGGATCGATCCATGGTCATCGAAAACGTCTGGCAGCTCCTCTTCGTCGTCCTCGCAGTGTACGGTGCGGCCGACCTCGGCCACAAGTTCCAGCGGTGGGTCAACTCCTGAACCCGGTGCAAAGTCGACCTCAAACAAGGTAAGATCGAATCATGGACAATGTTTACCTCCTCATGTGCGGTACCGTCGGCGGGTCCACCGTCGTCCTCGGTGCCTTTGCAACCCTCTGCACCGCCATCGAGGATGCTGCGAACATCATCGAGAAGCTCAGCACTCGCGGTGAGCGCTACGAGCTCACCGCCACGTCCTCGGTCTCCCAGCCTGAGTGGCGCGCCGGGGACTCGTACATCACCGTCGTGCCCTACGCCGTGCGGTGATCGTCGGTGCAAAGTCGTCCACGAAAGGTGTACAGTAGAACCATGGAAACGATCAAGCGGCTCAACGACAAGTTCATCACCGCGGCCTGCAAGACGGAGGCGGGCTTCCTCGCGGCCCTGTGCCTCTACGGGACCCTCGGCGGGGCATTCAGCTGCGGCGTCATCTGCAGCATCGGCTGGCTCGCCACCCACTGACCGCGGTGCAAAGTCAACCACGAACAGGATAGGATAGAACCATGGACACCAACCAAACCAACGAGCGCGCCAAGTCCTGCAACTGCTTCATCCGCCACGTCTGCACCGTGCGCCAGCGCGCCCTGGTGGAGGCCGACCTCGAATACTTCCGCAGCATCGGCGACGCGCGGGGCGCAACCCTCGCCCTCGCGGCCCTGGGGAAGTGCCCCTCCCAGCGCTGAGCGGTGCAAAGTCAACCACGAACAGGATAGGATAGAACCATGGACACCAACGAGAACATCCTCTACATCACCACCACCGAGTGCGATGTCTGCCACACCCGTGGCCCGGGGCTCCTCTACCACTGCAACGGTACCCCCGTCCTCGGCGTGTGCAAGCACTGCGGTCACACCAACTTCGAGGCGGTGGCTCGCCAGGACATCGATGCCTGGCTGGCGGGTGGCAACACCTTCGCCTTCGGGCGGTGAAAAGCTGCACCGGGCGGTGCAAACTTCACTCAGGAAGTGATAGGATCTAATCATGGCAATCACCAAGACCTACCGGACCCGAATCGCCAACCCCAACGCCCCCGAGGGCCTCCGCAACCCGGCGGTCGGCGGGGTGTACATCTTCCGTGATGACCCGACGCGGTGGATCAAGGTCACCGAGCTCGCCACCCTGGCCCGCGGCGAGGAACCCGTCACGGTGTGCACGTACGGTGGTGTGGGGAAGAGCGTCCAGACGGGTTTCGACCGCTTCATGCACGGCCTGGATGCCCGGACGTTCACCTACCTCGCGGCCGGTAGCCCTGAGGCGAAGGAAGCGGTCCGCGACCCCAAGGCCCGGCTTCGGGACCTCCTCCTGAAGAACCGCTGAACCTCGGTGCAAAGTTCAACCACGAAAGGGTATAGTAAGACCATGAGCAATGCAACCATCAAGGTCGGGGACCTCGTCGAGGAAGCGGGCACGGACTCGGGCGTCTGGCTCGTGACGGAGCTGTACCGGAACACCCCGGGAACCGGCAAGGCGGCTCGGCTCGTCCTGCCCGGGACGCCCGGCTTCGAGACCCACGTCGCGGTCGACCGGCTCCGCCGGGTCGGTCCCTGGCGGTGAGGGAAAGCTCGAACACAGTGCAAAGTTCAACCAGGAAAGGATATAGTAAGACCATGGCAAACACCTCCTCTCTCAAGTCGCTCTCTGACAAGGCCCTCACCGCGCAGCTCGCCGCCGCCAAGAAGCTCGAGGCTCAGCTCCTCACCGAGCTCGACAACCGGCTCTACGCCCGGCAGCAGGTGCTCAAGGCCAAGGTCAAGGGCCTCACCGGCCTGGACCGGACGGTGGCCCTCTTCAAGCCCATCACGGCGAAGCGAGCCATGGAGACCATCAGGTCGGTCCGCAGCCTCCTCGCGGCCGACATGGCCAAGGTGCCCAACCTCAAGTTCTACCACCTCCTCTCGCTCGACTCGACCGAGGAGCTCCGCCGGGACTTCTACACCAAGGTCCCCAAGATCTTCGCCCGGGACGCCCGCGGCAACGTCTACGAGTACAAGGAGCACAACCGCAACGGCAAGCTCCAGTTCCTCGGCCGGGTCGGGGCCTGACCCGCGGCCCACGGGTTGGCCCAGGTGGGTCCCTTGGAATTGCCGGTAGGGTAACCAAGGTCGACCCACCTGGGTCATTCTGGGGGCATCCTGGGTGCCGCAGGAGAGTTCACGAGCCGGTGCAAAGTTCGGCGGGGATAGGTTATACTAGAACCATGGAAACCACCTGGATTAAGAACCCCGGTCACAGCTACTCTTACAAGTCGTCCTGCGGCACGAAGTTCATCGACCGTGACAGCCGTGGCTGGAAGCTCTACACCCAGGCCCTCGGCCGGTGGACTTACTTCTCCACCCTCGAGGCGGCTCAGGCTGTCACCTGAATAAAGTTCTCGCCCAGTGCAAAGTTCGGCGGGGAAGTGATAGGATTGGATCATGGACAACGGCAAGATCTTCGTGGTGCAGCAGGGTGCGATGTCCTACTCCAACGTCGACGAGGTCACCTACGTGTTCCTCAACGAGGCGGATGCTCGGGTCAAGTACGCGTACCTCCTCGAGAACCGGGTCGTCGACTGCGACCCTTACGACGCGGTCTGGACTGCTCTCCACGCGGTGACCCCCGGCGACGAGGTCAACGGGGACAACAAGATCGCCTGATCGCGGTGCAAAGTTCAACGGGGAAAGGATAGTATAAACCATGCCGACCAAGAAGACCGCACCCAAAGTCAAGCCCATCCACACGCTCACGATCGGTGAGTACATCGACCACGTCCTCACCAACAAGGCCTACAACGGTGACTTCGGCGGGGTGGGTTGCCTCCGCCCGGCCGACGTGGCCTCGGCGGCACTGAAAGAGTACCTCACCATCAACGACACCGTTCGCTTCCTCCGCTGATCGCGGTGCAAAGTTCAACCTCGAAAGGGTATAGTAAGACCATGCAGAACGACACCAGCAACTACTTCGCCCAGCAGCGCAACGCCCGTCTCGTGACCGAGGTGGTCCGGGCCTCCCTCGCACAGACCTTCATGGCCAAGCTCATCGCCCGCACGGTGGTGGTCGGGATTGCCACCACCCTCTTCCTCGCGGCCTCCCCCACGGCCGGCTTCATCGCCCTGGCGGTCGGCATCTTCATCCTCTGAGCGGTGCAAAGTTCACAGCAGAAAAGGTATACTAAGATCATGGCAAAGGTTACCAAGTCCACCAAGGCCCAGCCCAAGAAGACCGTGTACTCCGTCATCCGCGGCGGCGTCGATGACTACCCCGAGGAGGTCTCGGTCATCGGAATCTTCACCTCCATCGAGGACGCCCGGAAGCGGGTCCTCAAGGAGTACCGAAGGACCGTGTGTGACGGCCTCGATCCGCGGCCCAGCGTGACGCCCAAGGCATTCCGGGTCCTAAACAACGGCCACGAGTTCTGGACCATCGCAACCCACCGGGTCTGAGACCATCCCACCTGCAGGGGCGATCACGCTCAAACCTGCAGGACCCAGTGCAAAGCTCCACCGGAACGTGGTAGATTAGAAAAGTAAGGCAACCCCAGCAAGGAACCAGCAAATGTCGAACATGAACCTGAACGTCGGTCTCAAGTCCTGGAAGCGCGGCACCAACATCCTCGACCTCGAGGTTCCTCCCCAGCTCGAGCGCACGGTGAAGACCGGTCTCAAGTGGTTCGATGAGGCCGTCGGCGGCGAGGGCATGACGCCCTCCACCGCGATGATGCTCACCGGTACGCCCGGCGCCGGTAAGACCACCATGTGCCTCCAGCTCGCCGACTCCATCACGGCCCAAGGCCACGTCTGCCTCTTCAACACGGGTGAGGAGTCGCTCTTCCAGGTCCGCAAGGTCGCGAAGCGCCTCGGCATGAAGAACGGCTTCGTCGCCGGACAGGACATCCTCGTCCCCGAGCTCCTCGCCCACGCCGACAGCCTCCGCAAGGCGAACCCCAAGAAGCAGGTCTTCCTCATCATCGACTCGCTCCAGACCCTGGACGACGGGAAGTACAAGGACGGCGGCACCAACTCGATGACCCAGGTCCGCGCCATCGAGATGATCACCAACTGGTGCAAGGAGACCTACGGCATCGCCCTCGTCATCGGCCAGGTCACCAAGTCCGGCGACTTCGCCGGGAAGCAGACGATCAAGCACGCCGTCGACGCCCACGGTCACCTCTTCATCGACGAACAGAAGAACTCCGAGACGTACGGAGAGCGCCTCTTCGAGATCCAGAAGAACCGCTTCGGCTGCAGCGGCAAGACGTTCATCCTCGGCATCAACGCCACCGGCCTCTACGAGAAGGGCTCCTACTCCTTCGGCTGAGACCACCGGGGGGTGAGGTAGGGGACAACATCCTCTGCCCACCCTCCATCCGCTGTGCGGAACGTCACCGCCCAATGCACTCCCCAAGCGATGACGTAACCGACTCCAACCCCAACGAGGAACGTCCTCCAACTCACGACCGACGTCAATCCTCTCACCACCATAACTATCATCCCTCACAAGGAAAGCATACCATGCTCGGCTGGATCCTCGCATACGCATTCGCACTCCTCACAGGCTCCGGATGGATCTTCATCGGATGCCTCGGCCTCGCCATCTTCTTCCCTCGCCTCACGCGGTTCCTCTTCGCCACCGTCGCATTCCCAGTGTGGACAGGCGTCATCTCGCTCTGGCTCTTCATCGGCGGCTGGGCACTGTCGATCATCGAGTTCACCACAGACGCCTTCTTCAACTGCGTCACCATCGCTGCCATCCCGGCCGGCATCATCTGCCTCTGGGCCTCGAACAACGTCGCCACCCTGGCGCGGGACGACTGATCCATGAAAGGCCTCTCCGACGACGACATGCTCTCCCTCGCCGCAGGCACCGCACTGCGCAAGGACGACAGACGATCCTTCCGCCTCGGCGCAGTAGGCGTACGCAGGGACGGCGTCCTCGTCTCCTCCACCAACGGTCCCTCACCCTACCCCTGTCCAGAAGTCCACGCCGAGGCACGACTCTGCAACAAGCTAACGCCCGGCTCGACGGTGTGGGTCGCTCGCATCCGCCACGACGGCACACTCGGCATGGCTCGCCCCTGCCACACCTGCCAAAAACGACTCCGCACCGCAGGCGTCGCAAGGGTCGTCTACACGATCAGCGATGTCGAACACGGCGTCCTCGACCTCGGCCGCGATACCGAACGCCGCCGCCCCACCCGGGGGGCCCGCTGCAACCGATGAACAGGGGCCCCCAGCGGCCCCCCATCGAGAGGCCATCAAAGGCCCCCCTTTAGCCCCCCTTCAAGGCCCCCTAAAATGGGGCCGGGGCCCCGCCCCCTTTCAGGCAAGTGTAGGGCCTCCTCCCGGGCCGCCTCGCTAAGGTCGTTCACACACGACACGAGAATTTTCAACCTAAAATCGGTCCCCCTCGTGCATCACCGTATGGACCGCCCTTCAACAGCATTTCCCGAGCCACAGTTTTTTATCCCGAGGCCACCGTCTCACAAAATTCCCGGGAAATTTTTTTGTCCAGATTCGGTCCCCCTCGGCATTCATCGAGGGTGATTATGAATTTTTGTAAAAATGTTGTTTAGGACATTACAATATAATTCAAAAGATTTTGATAAAGCTTATTGACAGACTACAATCATTATTATCGCAAAATCGTAACCCAGTTGGTGTATCTCCGTCAATCTTGTGTGCAAATGGCTTGAGGTTATCGATCCAGGCGAGTCGCAACCATTATTGTGAACCGAGGTCTGACACTGGGCCCTGGACTCACGTTGAGGTCGGATTTCCTTCACGAGTCGAGCCATTGTTGTGGCCGTATGCAGCGCAACCAGGAGAGTGGACAGATACGATATATGGTTGTGTTCCGATCGAGCTCGTGGCCGCTGTGATCGAGCTTCACGGTGGGATTGCGCCTGATACGTGATCAAATTCTATGTGATTCGATAGATATGATTCATGGAAACGGGTGGCAGTGCGACCGGAAGAATCACGAGGAAGCCGACGTATCGTGAGCTCAGTGAGGCATGGTGGGGAATCAACCGGTGTTTTGAGACCGAGCATGAGGACGTCAGGAAGCACCTGACGAACCGCGCGTTCACCGAACTTCTTGTCCTTGTCGGATGGACATTGGGTGAGTGGAACACAGAGGTCTCCCGGCGACGTGAGGAAAAGGAGCGTCGGGGGTGACGGGCCTTCGTTACGTTGAGGGAGTCGATTACTATATCGACCCCGAGACCGGGAGGCTCATTTGGACCGCCGAGGCGCTACTGCGCCGCGGTTATTGTTGCAACCACCGGTGCCGTCACTGTCCGTACGCTAGCCCGATGGTTCTGAGTCCCACGGCTCTGAGCTCATCGTCAGGTGCGGCTCCGTGTCACCTTCTCTGTTCCACCCGGACCCCGTGACGATCCGACTGCAGGGGCACCTCGGACCTTCCGTGTGGGCTCACCGACGCCGGCGTCCCGGACGACCCCGGCGAGAGCCTTCGAGAAGCTGTCGTCCGCGGCGAGGTCGACGAGGCGAGCGTGTGTCTCGCGGCCGGCCGGGGTCCGTAGGTCGCAGACGACGATTTCTGACGCGTCGCCGCTCCTGTACGGCGCCTCGTAGACGCCATCGACGACGGGACTGAGGTCTGCGTCCTCCACCGCCGTTCCGGCGACCTCGAGGGCCTCCTCTGGAGTCGCGGCGTTCGAGTAGGCTCCTCGGCGGCTAAACTCTCTCCCGCGCCAAAAGACGGAGAACCTGTTCTTCGATCGCCCAGCCGCGAGCTCCTCTGGTGGTTCCTCGCGTCGTAGAGACTGAGACAGCTCATCGAGCTCGTCGTCTTCGAGTCGCCTGTAGTGGGCGTCGTAGACCTCACGATCGTACCCGTAGTCGAGGAGGACGATCCTCCTGTCGGGTGTCAGTCCCCAGTGACCCAACACCTCGAGGTCTGCCATGACGAGCTGTCCATTGACGACGAGAGACCCCGTCGCCCAGAGCAAGTCGAAGGCCGCGTCGGACAGCTCGCGCGGCCGTCCACTGAGCTCGCCCAGTTTTTCCTCGAGTTGTTCGTGCTTTATGCTGCGGTTCCCGAGACGAGCGAAGACGGCGCGCTCGAAGCGTAGCAACTTCTGGACGTCTGACATGAAGTCCTTGAACGCGTAGCCGCCGGTCGCGGCCTCGAACTCCCTCGCCGACCGCAGCTCCTTGACGAGCTCCGACTGGAGCCACCTGAACGACTCGTCGATGTTGTAGACCTCGGCGACGAGCGCCTCGCCCCCGGGCAGCGCCTTCATCCTGTTGTACGACGCGAGCTCCGACTTGTTCTGGGCGATCCCCTTCGCGCCCCGGGCGACCTTGAGGACCGTCCCGGACGACAGGAGGTACGTGATTCGAGAAGATCCGATGCCGAGCTCCTGCAGGAAGTGCCGGGCGTACAGGTGCATCGTCCGGAGGTCGGTCAGCCCCGTGAACGTATTCATGTCGAACTTTTTCCCGAGGACCCTACCGCGGTGTACGAGGGGTTCCTTGGCCTTGCTTGATCGTATTGTCTCTGCGACGATGAGAGAGACGAGTTCCTTTGTCAGTTTCAGGGCGTTTTTCATGATGTATATATATCCTCGTGAAGATCCCCGTGTTGCAACTCAAGTCGATCACAAACTTGGTGTGGCACTGGCAAAGAGGCGCGGGGCGGGTGGCGTAGGTCACTGAAGTCAAGGGGTGAGGCGGACACGCAAGACGTGGCCAGTGCCGAACACCCTAGGAATGTATTACGAAGTGTTGGTGTGTTGTTGGTGATGATTAAAATAAATCGCTATATTTATACTTGATAAATTTATTTAAATTTATTTAAGGGCGGATATGACCGAAGTCCTATTTCCAGGACAGATGGTAATACTTGATGAGACTAAGATTCCTCCTGACGTTAGTAAGATACCAATATGGTGTTTGATTCACAACAAGTTGGATGATCCTAAAGAACCGTCTTATGTCCAGATCGATTATATATCTTCTAATGACATTGTGTTGGTGTTGGACTTTCCGACCCCTGATGGATCTGTAAAGGTATTGACGTGTCGTGGAAGACATGGATCTGCGTGGATCGGGCATTTAAAGGTGATTTAGGGTCATAATAAGTTTTTGCTGTTCGATACTTATTTTCAGTAGAATATGTCTTTATTTGATCGATGGAAAGTATTGGGAGCTGTATCGATTACGGTGTTGGGTGCTTGTGCGACCGCAGCTTCGATTCTTGAGATGTCCGGTGGTGGAGGGGTAGAGACGCTTACTATCGGTGCAGGTGGTAATGATGTTGGAATACCTTGTATCGAATCTAGTGCAATAGACGTTTTATCGTCTCGTCCTGTTGACGTCATCTTTGTGATAGATGACTCTGGGTCGATGTCAGATGAGTTGTCTTCTATATCAAAAAATATTAACGAGCATTTTGCTGATGTGATGGCGGATGCTGGTCTTGACTACAGGGTGATCATGGTCGTGATGCATGGCGGTCACATAAATTGGGGTCAGGTGTGCATTGAGGCGCCGTTGAGCACGATCCCTAAGGGAGGTTGTTCTACGGTGGAGAGTGAGCCACCGGGGAACAATCCTGGCAAGTTTTATCATTATAGCTACGATGTCCAGAGCAATGATTCGCCTTGTGTCATTCTAGACACATTGACCGCGACGAACGACAGGCCTGATACATTTGGTCTCGCTCCGAAAGGATGGATAACGTGGTTAAGAAAATCTGCGTTCAAGGTTTTCATTGAAGTCACCGATGACATGCCAAATTGTGTGTGGTACGCCGATCCGGTGAACCAAAAAGGGAAAAAGGTTTTCAATGATTTTTATTCGAACGTCGGTGGGCAGATCATGGCCACGGAGTGGGACAAGATCTTGACAAAGATCGCTCCGGAGCAATTCGGCACTCCTGAAAAACGAAACTATACGTTTTTTAGCGTCGTTGGGATGCTTGAGAAGCCAGAGGCGACCGACGACGACACGGGATTTGTCATCGATCCGAATGGAACACCTGACGAGGAGTTCTCGCCGGCGGAAGGTATCGTTATGGATACATGTTCTACCGCAGTCGCTTCTGGCACGGGATACCAGCACTTGAGCAAGATGACGGGTGGTTTGAGGTTTCCTGTCTGTCAGGCAGAGAAGTTTGACGTTGTTTTTGAGAAGATAGCTGGCTCGATCGATTCTATAACGTCGACGCAGTGTGTCATTGAAATACCTCAAAGCGGAGCAGAGGGTATCGTGAACATTGACACTGTGACGATAGAGGTTGAGGGAAACGATGGTAGCATTGTTACGTTAAAAAAAGTTTCATCATTTTCCGATTGTACTTCGGGTTCCGATGAATTTTTTGTTGATCCTACTGGGTCTGTTGCTTCGCTGTGTCCTGACACGTGCAAGGCGGTTAAGCCTCTTGCCAAAGAGGTTCGTTTATCTGCGGCTTGTATACCAGAGGTAAAATGATCCCATGAAGATCGATAACATTTTAGAAAATGTTTTTCGTCGTTTGCTCGTTGAATCAAAAGAAATTAACGTTTTTGATTTTGATGACACGTTGGTTAGAACGGAGTCGTACATTTACATGACTTCGCAAGACGGAAAAACCGTGAAGATGACGCCTGCTGAGTATGCAGTATACGAGTCCGAGCCTGGTGATCAGTTTGATTTTTCTGATTTTCAGCGGGTGTTGAGTCCGACACCGATAACTGGTATGATCACGAAGTTGAAGCAGGCGATTCAAGACTGGGGGAATGAAAACGTTTTTATCCTCACGGCACGTGGTGACGTAGAACCGATAAGGAACTTTTTGGATGGCCTTGGTATCGAAGGAATTCGTATTGATGCCTTGGGTAGTTCAAATCCTTATGCAAAGGCTGCGGTGATTCGTGATGAGGCACAGAATCTCAAGAGGGGGACCATAAAATTTTTCGACGATTCACCAAAAAACATCAGAGCAGTGAGAAAGCTGAAGGATGATCCTAAAGTTCCAAAAGAAGTTGAAATAGTAGCAGTAAAGGTTGGGTAATCGATTGCCTAAGTGGGCGATAATTCCTTCAGGATCAATCGCCTCGACAGCGTATTCGCATCCGTGGTGGGTGTCTCCGTACGTTCTTGATGATGAAATTATTCCATTTGGAACTCTTGCGTTGATCAAACCCACAAGTCATAGTATAATAAGGAATGAGTGGGCTGGGGAGATTGTCATAGTCCTAGAAAAACTCGAGGGCTCGATTGCATCAGCTCCTCTTTACAGGGTCATCAGTCGTCATGGAACAAAAATCATACCTGCAATCGAATTAAGATTGGTGAAATGATTCTTTAACAGTGCAATGTGATGACCTTAGGAGATAAGGTAAGATCATGGCTTTAGGTATTTGTTGTCACTGGCTTGATCAACGGACTATTCCAAGAACGGGTAGGATTGAAACTTATAATGCAATGGACGAACGTACCCTTCAATTGGGTAGGTATCGTACAGGAAAGTACTCTCCTGAGCAGATCAGTGGAACGTATGAACACAACGTTGAAGCTTTGATTGCGATGCTTCCAAGGATTGCAAAGAGTGGAGTAAAACTTTTCAGAATCTCTTCTGCCATGTTTCCCTTGGCCGATCAGGTGTCGCCTGCACTGTGGCGAGACAATGAAACGCTGAATGGTCTCCTGTCAAAAGCAGGTAAGATCATCATTGATTCTGGTTTGCGTGTGACGACACATCCGGGGCAGTTCTGTGTCTTGTCCTCGGATTCTGAGTCTGTTGTAGAAAAAGCGATCACCGAGTTGAAAATCCATGGTTGGATGTTTGATGCAATGGGTCTTGATCGTTCACAACGATATGCAATCAATATTCATGGCGGAAAAGCTGAAAGGTCAGATTCGCTCTCGAAGAGGATCGATTGCCTTGAGGATAGTGTTCGACAGAGATTGACACTGGAGAATGATGAATCTGCATACTCGGTCGTAGATCTTTTGAATGTGTATCATAGCACCGGCGTGCCTGTCGTGTTTGATACACACCATCATGTATTCAATGATGATTCTCTTTCTATGGAGGAGGCAATGGACGCCACCATGGAAACATGGCCGGATGGAATCACTCCTCTTCAGCACATCAGCAATACAGAACCCGGGATGGAAGGTGGATCCTTTTCAGCACGAAGGAAACACAGCGACATGATCCATTACGTTCCAGGTGCTCAATTGAAGCTACTCAAAGATCGAAAGATCGATGTTGAAGTTGAAGCGAAGCAGAAGAACATCGCCGTCTTCGACATGGTTAAAAAGTTTGACATACCATTGTGGTGATGTCAGTGCAAAGTAAGATCTTAATTTTGTAGAGTATAAAAAGGAGACCGAAAGGTAAAAAACAAATGGGTAAGAAGAACAAGCGTAAGAGTGCAGAGTTTGAGAACGATGTTTACGAGTTTGACGGTGTTACGGAGCACGAGCAAGATTCTCCTGTTCCGTATCCGATGCAGTTCACGCAGGAATATCTTGCGAGCATGGATGATGATTCGCTGTACAACACTGTCCGATCGCTTCAGGAATCGATCAACAAGGTCGGTCGTTTGAACCTGAACCCGTATCCTTGGGAAATCGAGTTGTGTTACCTTCAGCAAGAGACACAGGTGCGAGCGGTACGTCGTGCAAAGCACGCAGAGTGGGTCAGTTCGCTACCTCCGTCGGAGAGCGAGTGAAATGGAGATGGCAATCACAACCAACGTTGTTCGACAAAAACGTACCGCATCATCTAACGCAGATCACGGTACAGTATCAAATTACCTATCGTCACTAAAAAAGTATCCTCAGCTGTCACACACGGCAATGATGGATCTTTTTAAGGAATACGAGTTAGGCGGGGTTGCTTCAATCGTGGCAAAGAAAAAGTTGGTAGAGGCAAACCTTCGATTGGTCGTTTACATCGCGAAGCAGTACAAGGGGTATAACATCCCAATGGAGGATCTCATCCAGGAGGGAAACCTTGGACTCATGAAGTCGATCGAAAAATTTGACTGGAAGAAAGGATTTCGTTTCTCTACATACGCAACGTGGTGGGTGAAGCAGGCGATTGGTCAATACATTCTTAAGCGTAAGAGAATCATTAGGATGTCTGCCCATGCTGTCAGCGCGCAGAAAAAGATGGCTGCAGCGGCTGAGGAATATCGACAGATGATGGGTGTTGATCCTACGGTCGATGAACTAAAGGAAATGACTGGAACTTCGGATGCAATTTTCAATGCAACTCATTTTGCCGGTCGTCACATCGTATCGTTGGATCAGCCAATGTCTGGCGAGCCTGGATCTGATACGCTCGAGGACCGGATTGTCGATGATCGAACAGCAAACCCACTCGAGATGATCTCTTCACAGCAACTGATGAACGTTGCAAGAGGAGTTCTGAATCAGCTCAGTCCAAAGGAGGCAGCAATTCTTAGGTTGAGGTTCGGATTGGTTGATGATGTCTTGGCAGACGAAAGTTATACAGTAACTAGCGAAGAACTTGAGATGATTGCATCAGGTGAGGGACTAAAATGATTGATAGCGTTTATTCATTGTTGCGGTCAAATCCAATTTTGGTTTTTATCATCGTTGGGTTGATTTTTCAGTCAATCTACACAACTCTGTTGTTTCGAAAGTTTAGAAACCTTGTGTACCTAGACGTCCTTGATTTCTTGATTGAAAGAAATAAAAAATCTTATGATCCAGAACAGGACCTAAACACAAGGTTGGAAGAACTTCAAAGGGCAAATTTTGCCCCTAAAATGAGGAAAACATCTCACATTAGGCTTGTACCTGAAAGGGTAGAGAGTGAACCGTGATGAAAAAAGGAAAGAGATTTGACGAGGGTTATGCAACCGTTGATGATGGTGTAAATTATCGCGACATTGCCGATACAATGACCGAAATCGGTTATAAAATGAATCATTCTTCCGCAAGGAATTATGTGTTGCGAGTGATGAAAAAATTCGCAGAAGCAATCGTTGAACAATATGGGATTGACGTTACGGATGAATCGCTAAACAACATTGCTCGTTCGCCAATGTTCCAGAGCGGAATTGCCGATGTACTACAAGACATCGAATCCCTTCGAAAGTGACAGAAATGAAAGCAACGAAGTACCAAAAAAAATCTCAAATCAAGCTTGAAGATCTATTGAGAAGAAGAAAATCAAACTTAAAACAGTTTCTTAACGACAGGGGAATCACAACTTACGAAGGTTTAGACGCATTGTGTAAAAGATTGGGAGTTTTAACACCGACTCAAGCATCGTTTGTTGAGTGTGTTGATAAGTATGTTTCCAATCCGACAGCGGGTGTTGTGATTGTCAATCCATCACCGGTGCTTGTTGAAGCTACTGGCGAACCCGAGCTTCAGAATGATGATTCTTTTGAGGATTTGCAACCACAAATTTCAATTACCGACGAATCTGGC